GCAATTCGCAAGCTACTCAAGGAAGCGGTATCGGTGGCCATTACTAAAGATCAGGCCGCACTACAGGATTTCATCGTTCAGGCTCGTAAAAAATATGACCAATTGTCGCCCGAAGAGATTGCGTTCCCACGTGGAGTAAACAACCTGGCCAAGTATAGCAGCAGAAGCGACATCTATGCCAAAGGCGCGCCCATGCATGTGCGTGGAGCCTTGCTGCACAATCATTATGTCAAGGAAAGGGGTCTGGATCAGCGGTATCAGATGATTCAGGAAGGCGAGAAGATCCGGTTCTTGTATCTGATGACACCCAATACCATCAAAGAAAACTGCATAGGCTTTATCGGTGTATTACCTCCGGAATTGGGATTGACAAAATTTGTAGACTATAATACAATGTGGAATAAGAGCTTTATCGAGCCACTGAATGGAATCATTGAAGGGCTGGGATGGAACACCAGCCCACAAGCAACCCTGGAGGATCTGTTTGCATGAAAAAGAAAACCAGTTATAAAACCAATAGTTGGTGGAATCATCGGTTGGTCGGTAGTGTATCACCCAACCGAGATATTCGTACTTGGGAAGATAAGAAGCAGGATAAAATTTTGGCTAACCTTGAAAAGGCTATAAAAAATGATGATACCCAAAACCTATGAACTGCTGGATCGATGTGTGGATGAAGGAATTAGTTTTGGCTATGCCCGAGCATTCAAGCATACCGATACGCCATCTGAAGCAGCCATCCATGACAGCATCCATCACGAAGTAATGAGTCAGATTTGTGAATGGTTTGAAATTAAAGGAGTAGAAAATGACGTTGACACACACTAATGTAAGTTTTGTAAAGAGCCTGGTACGCATTGGTGCCGGTGCTGCTTTGATGCTGGCCGGCAATGAAATGATGCTGATTGCCGGTGTCTGCATTGCAGTTGCTGAACTGCTGGGAATTTTGGAGGAGCTAGTATGAGTAAATTGTTGGAAAAACTACAGAAGAATACCACCATTAAAGACACGGCTGTGATGCATGACAGCAAATTTTTTAATGCCAAGGATATGATTCACACACCAGTGCCCATGATTAATGTGGCCCTGAGCGGTAAATTAGACGGAGGATTGGTTCCTGGCCTTACTGTATTTGCCGGACCAAGTAAACACTTTAAAACCGCCTTTGCCCTAATGCTGGCCAAGGCTTACATGGACAAATATTCTGATGCGGTGGTACTTTTTTATGATAGTGAGTTCGGTAGTCCTCAGTCTTACTTTGATAGTTTCGGGATCGATACCAAACGAGTCCTACATACTCCAATTACCGACATTGAGCAATTGAAGCATGACAGCATGCAGCAGCTGAATAATATTGAGCGTGGCGAGCACGTTATTGTCATTGTTGACAGCGTGGGCAATTTAGCGTCCAAGAAAGAAGTTGACGATGCCCTGGATGGCAAGAGTGTAGCCGACATGACTCGCGCCAAGCAGTTGAAGAGCCTGTTCCGCATGGTGACACCACATCTGAACATCAAAGACATCCCCATGATTGTTGTCAATCACACCTACATGGAGCAGGGCATGTTTCCCAAGGCCGTTGTAAGTGGTGGTACTGGTATTTACTACAGTGCCGATGCCATCTTTATCATTGGTCGTCAGCAGGAAAAAGAAGGTCAGGAGCTGATAGGATACAACTTTATCATCAACGTAGAAAAGAGTCGCCATGTCCGAGAAAAAAGTCGCATTCCTGTTGAGGTCACCTTCGACGGAGGAATCAGCAAGTGGTCTGGTCTCCTTGATGTTGCCCAAGAAGGGGGTTTTGTTGTCAAGCCTAGCAACGGTTGGTACAGTCACCGTGGGGAAGAAAAGAAGTATCGTCTCAAAGATACTTACACCAAAGAATTCTGGCTCCCCATCTTAAGCAACAAGGACTTCCGTGAATACATTGAAACAAATTATCGTATCAGTAACTCAAGCCTTAACCAGGATCTGGCCATGGACGATATCGAAGGCGAATACGAAACCGCTGGCTCCTGAGTGGTGTGAATTAATCACTGAGTTTGGTGACAGCAATCTACAAATTCTCGATGGACCTCTGCAGGGAGTAATCTTTCGTATAACCCGGCTTGGCGTTATCCCCACTGAAGATGACGGAGTACGATTTGAGTTCAACTATGATCTCATTCATACCGATGACATTCCCGTAGAGATATTGACTTCAGACGCAAATAAAAATATAATCATCTCTGTCATAAGAGAATATCTGGAGATTAAATGAATCGTATCGAGAAGACTATTCTCAGAAACCTGGTGCATAATGAACCTTTTATGCGTCAGGTTTTTCCTTTCATCAAAGATGAATACTTTGGCGACAGTTCTGAGAAGGCTGTGTATCGCTGTATTCGTAGTTTTGTAGAAGACTACAATGATTGCCCTACTGCCGAGGCACTGGAGATTGCTCTGCAGAAGACCAATCTCAAGGAAGAAAGCTACAAGCAGGCCGTGGAGCTGGTTCGAGAACTGGTACCCGAAGAGAGTCGTCAGGAGTGGTTGCTGAATGAGACTGAGAAGTGGTGCAAGGATCGTGCCATCTACAATGCCATTTTAAAGAGCATTGAAATCATCGATGGCCGCGATAAAAATACCTCGGCTGATGCTCTGCCCAGCATGCTGCAGGATGCCTTGGGTGTGGCCTTTGATAACAGCGTGGGTCATGACTACATCAATGATGCTGCCAGTCGCTTTGATTTCTATCACAAAATAGAAAATCGGGTGGCCTTTGACCTGGATATGTTTAACAAGATTACCAATGGTGGCTTGCCCAACAAGTCACTGAATGTAGCTCTGGCAGGTACTGGTGTTGGTAAAAGTTTGTTCATGTGTCATGTAGCCGCAGCCTGTCTAAGCATGGGTAGAAGTGTATTATACATTACTCTGGAGATGGCCGAGGAAAGAATTGCCGAACGCATCGACGCCAATTTGATGAACCTGCCCATGGATCAGCTGCATGATCTGCCCAAGCAGATGTTTGACAATCGTATCAATCGTATCAAGGACAAGACCGAGGGACGTCTGATCATCAAGGAGTATCCAACTGCAGGTGCTCATGCTGGTCACTTCAAGGCTCTGTTGAATGAACTGGAATTGAAGCAGAAATTCCATCCTAGCATCATCATGATTGACTATCTGAACATCTGTAGCAGCAGCAGACTCAAGGCAAGTTCCGCAGTAAACAGCTATACCCTGGTGAAAAGCATAGCCGAAGAGCTGCGTGGTCTGGCAGTTGAATATGATGTGCCTATTTTAACAGCTACACAGACTACCCGCAGTGGTTACAGCAATACCGATGTTGAATTGACTGATACGTCGGAAAGCTTTGGTCTGCCAGCCACAGCCGATCTGATGTTTGCCCTGATCAGCACTGAAGAGCTGGAAGCTCTGAATCAGCTCATGGTCAAGCAGTTGAAGAATCGCTACAACGATCCCACCATGAATCGCAAGTTTATCATTGGCATTGATCGAGCCCGAATGAAACTCTATGATGTTGAGGCTCGCGCGCAGCGTGATATCAGTGATAGCGGGCAGGAAGAAAATAAAGATGAATTTAACATTGTAAATCGCAAATTGACACGCGACTTTAGTTCCATTAAAATATAAATATACATGGAAAACAGGAGGTCTCAATGTATTTGGCTCCAAAAATCAATCGTCGTCTGGATTCAATGCGTGAGATTTTGACTGGATCGGTACCCCTGGAAACCGTTTTGGACGAAGTCGAAAGCACCCTGAAACCCTTTGGTATCAAGGTTTTCATGGTGCCTGACGAAACACTGAAGAGACCAGACTTCATGTGTTCTGGTAGCTATGATTTCTTTAAAAAGAAGCAGCCCATAGAAATTGTGCTGCATTTCAATGTCAGAAATCGTTGCTATGATTTTAATCCAAGTCGATGGAAGAATTTTAAATTTTTATTGAGCCAGGTTGTGCAGCATGAAATAATTCATAAACATCAATACTCACACAGACAGGCCTTTGAAAATGGTGGCGCCTGTCTATACTATGATATCAAGGGTGGCGAAAAGTCGGACAAAGAGCACATGGACTATCTGGCCGAGCTCGATGAGATTGATGCCTATGCCCATGATATTGCCATGGAGATACGCGAGTATTATCCAAAATCGAACCCCATGGATGTTCTTCGAAACATTAACAAGAGAAGAAAACTCTGGAGCTGGAACTACTATCGCAGTGCTTTCAAAGATAGTAAAGACTGGAGCGACGTCAAAACTCGCTTGCTAAAGAAAACCTACCTGTGGCTCCCACACGTTACTGTTTAAGGGACAATCATGTTCACCATTAGTACATTTGACCTAATCAATATCATTGCCTATCCCATACTGGCCTACATCTGCTGGAAGGGTGGTTGGAATCGAGGCGCCGAAGATACCATAGATTTCTTGCACTCGCGAGGAGTGGTCAACAAAGACGAATTAGAAGAAATGTTCAACGAATAACAAGGAGATATCTATGAACGAACAAGCATGCTGGGACTACATCAATCAGAATATGTGGAATGTCAACCCAGTGACAGAAGAAGAATTCCGCGCCAGTGGCTTTGCCACGGTCCATCAAGTTGGACCCTGCATCAGTGGCAATACCTATCTGGTGGGAATGCGTGAAGAAGGCCGTGTCGGCGGTTTTTTTGACCCACAGCGTCAGGCCGGCGCCACTAGCCCAATGTAAACTTCAATGTAATCAATGACTTAGAGACCCTGCCCTGTGCAGGGTTTTTTGCTTGACAAACCGGTGCAAAGGTGTCATAATAGAGTTATTGAAGTAGAAAAGGAGTTGATTATGGAAGAAGAATTTGTGACAGTAGCAGACATGATGGCGGCATTGAGTGCATTGCCCTCGGACGCACGTTTGGTAGTAACCCAAAGCGGGTATTACTGCTACAACGAGTTGGCTGGAATCATGTTGCCAGAAGCCTACACCGTAGAAGGTGAAGACGAAGGTATACCAGCTGGTACAGTGGTGTATCGCCTGGGTCATAGCCACCAAAGCTATTGAAGTAAGGAGAGCCTAAAATGCTCAAAACTGTCAGTCGTGATTTGATGTTGTCGGTCCGAGAATTGCTGGAGCGTGGCTGGAATGCCGTGGAAATCGCACACAAGCTCAACCTGGATCCCAACGACATACAGATGGTGATCAATCTAATCAATAACATATTGACATGACTGACACAGCATTTTATGGGTGCATTGTTGCACTCTGTCTAATCTTTACTGGCCATCCTTTTTTGGCTGTGTTGGTTTTTCTTTTGGTGATATAATATGAGCATGAGTGACATTGACATTGAAATTCGCAATCTTCTGGATGAGACCATGTTGTCCTGTGAAGAGATTGCCAACCAGATTGGTTGTCCCGTAGACTGGGTCAACCTAATTGTTCAAGAACGCTGGGACACCCTCCTGGCCAATCAGGAGTTCCAAGATGGCTACGAAGCCTACAAAGAAGCTACCGGCGCCTAAGCGTCGCGATCCCATAGCCCGGGATCTGCTGACTCCAAAATACCGTCAGCGTCGGGAGCCCAACAAGAAACGTGACGCTAAGTCATTGATCCCACAGAAGTTTTTTGGGGCTTGACAAATCATTGAAATGGTGCTATAATTGTGGTTCATTAATTAAGAAGGGAATTTTATCATGCTTACTAAAGAAACCGAATTCAAGGCCGCCGGCCAATTCGCCCGTGGCGCTGCCATCAATGCCATCTATCGGGATCGAGAAAATCGCATGACCTACTCACCCCGTGAGCAGGCTCGTGCTGAGACTGCCCGAGACCTGGCTGGCATTGCCTTTCCTACTTCGGAATGTTTCATCAATTACCGCAAGACCTTTATTGCGGTCAAGATCAGCAAGCCCAGCAAAGCACGCATGGCTGACCGCATGGCTCAGATGTTCGAGGATGCCATGGAAGACTACAAGGCCACCAAGGTGGTAACTGAGACCAGTATTGTGTATCGTATTCCCAAGGCATAACATGCAAGCAACCAACAACATGAAGCAGGTGCACATCACCATTGAAGAACATCAGGGCTGGCTCTATGCCTGGCGCAAGAAGGATGGCAGCTTCATGGGTCAGGGTGCTGACATCGAGGGACTCTTCGAACGGCTAAGAGAAGACGTGCCTGAAAATAAGGCAGTGATGTTCAAGATTTCAGTCGACGAAGGGGGCGATCTGCTGGCTGACCGGGTTAAAAATTTAATAACCGAGCGAAACGCCAGTGACGACGGGGCGAAAGAAGGCTGAAAAAGGCTTGACAAATCAGTGAAACGGTGCTATAATAATGGTACGTTAAATGAGAAAGGAACCGAAAATGTCTAAGCTCAATCACTTTAGTATCGAGATCTACAAAGCCGACAAGCGCATCAAGAAAGATGCTCGCTATGGCCGCGATAAAAAAGGCCTGCGCTTCGTGGATGTCACAGACTATGCACCTTCAACCAAAGCCTATATTGACACCATTGCCAAGCGCCTGGTCAAAGATGGGTTCGTGGTTCAGGTTTTTGAGACCTGGGTCATCAAGAAGAACATGATGTCGGGTCAAGAGTATGCCGAGCGCTATGACACCCCCAACTTCTGCTCACCCAGCTCCGAGACTTTCTGGAGCATGTAATCAATGTCCGGCCTTTTTGGTCGGGTATTGGTTGACAAAATGGTGCCAGTGTGCTATAATTGATGTACATTAAGTGAAAAGGAACCAAAATGTCTAATCCAAAAAGCGTCTCTGTCAAATTAACTCCCCAACAAATCGACTACCTCCGGGGCGTCATTTATGAATATTATGAAGTTCACAATGCCGAATATCTCTGCCCAGAAGAATCTCAGCTTCATCTTCAATTAGAATCCATTCTTGCTGCTGCTGAGAATAAAGCCTATGCCTAATTAAATAATACCCGGCCTTTTTGGTCGGGTATTGCTTGACAAAATGGTCCCAGTGTGCTATAATTGATGTACATTAAATGAAAAAGGAATTGATTATGCGTAATTTGACAGCTTATGTGAAACAGAAAAATGAATG